AGGACGAGGGCTCGGTGCTGGAGGATCCGGTCTGCCTCGCCTTCGACATCTCGCCGGGGCGGCGCACCACGATCTCGGCCTCGGGCCTGAACCGCAGGCGCAAGCTGCACGTCGAGGTGGTCAACAGTCGCGCCGGCACGGCCTGGGTGCCCGAGAGGATGCTCGAGTTGTGCGAGGGCCACGAAGTGGTGCAGATCATCTGCGACGGGTTCGGTCCCGCGAACGCCATCGCCGCCAAGGTGGAGGAGCAGACGGGCCTGAAGGTCCGACGCATGAAGACCGGCGAGTACGCGGACGCCTGCGGCCAGTTCGCGAACGCCATCGACGAACACGACATGGTCCACCTCGGTCAGGAGGAGTTGAACACCTCGGTGCGTGGAGCTCGCACCCGGCCGCTCGTCGACCGCTGGGCGTGGTCCAGGTCGAAGTCGAAGACGGATCCGGGCCCGGTGATCGCCTGCTCGATTGCCCTATGGTCAGCGGTCGACCGTGACATTGCGAACCGAGAGGAAATGGTGATCTTCTGATGCCAGCCAAGTACTACGCGACGATCCCGGTCGTCGGGAAGTGGGTGCGCGTCCCGCGCTGGTTCTGGCGTCGTCGCAATCCACGGTCGGTTCTCTGATGGTGAGGGGACTGCTCTTGGTGTCGTTCGGCGCAGGACTGGTCGGAGTCGTTGACGCCATCTGGGGCGGCGTCTGGAAGACGGAAGGATGGGTCGTCGTCTGCCTCAGCTTCCTCGTCGCGGCCCAAGTCGCTGAGAGGATGCGTCGATGAGTCTGCTCGAGCGCATATCTCCTGTCTCTGCCGCACTGGCTCGGGCTGGTCGGGGTGCCGCCGGCCAGATCCTGGCCCGTGACGTGCAGCCGCTCGAGGGGACTCGCATGTCCCTCTGGAACACGATCATCCCGGCGTGGTGGACCGAGAACGGGCTCAACGCCGCAGGCCAGATGTTCTGGCCGGGGAATGGTCTGCTCGCGGACCGGACCTGGATCACGAACCGCTGCCTGCAGATGAACTCGCAGCAGATCGCGTCGATGCCGCTGCGCTTCAACCCCGGCAACGCGACCACGGTGACTGAGCCGGCCTGGATGTCGAACCCAGACCCGCTGTACTACCCGAACGGGATCGGCTCGATGATCAAGGCTCTGATGCGCGACTACTACGGCTGGGGCTGGTGCCTGCTCTACGTCACCTCGCGCTACTCGGACGGCTACCCGCGGACCTTCACCCGGATCCCGGCTGCTCGCTGCGAGCCGATGTGGGACGAGAACGGCTACCGCCAGTATCCGGTCGGCGGCCAGTGGCTCAACCCGGAGGATGTCATCCAGATCGACCGCGACTGCGGCGACGGCTGGCTGGCGCACGGGACGAGCGCGATTCGCTCCTACGCCCAGCTTGCCTGGGGCTTGCTTGCGGCAGGCAATCAGGCGATGGAGGTCAACCAGGGCGGCATCCCCAAGGTGTCGCTGAAGGTCACCGACGAGAACCGGAAGCTGACCGACAAGCAGGCCACCAACCTGCAGGATCAATGGCAGGAGAAAACGCAGAAGCGGAGCGGTGCGCCGCCCGTCCTGCCGTACGGCCTCGACTTCGAGACGCTGTCGTGGAGCCCGAAGGACATGGCGCTCCTCGAGACACAAGAATTCAACGCGCTCGCCCTCGCAGCTGCGTTCGGCATTCCTGCCGTCTTGCTCAACATGGCGATCCGCTGGGGGATGACGTATCAGAACCCAGGGATGCTGGGCGAGATGTGGTGGCGCTTCGAGCTTCGGCCGTCGGCTAAAGAGTTGGCCGACGCGCTCACCGCTCAAGCTCTGCCGGCAGGACAGTGGTGCTGGTTCGATGCGACCGACACCTTCCTGCAAATCGAACCGCAGAACACCGCCCAGGAGGCTTCTCCTGTGGCGACCGAGGAGGACGACCCCCAGGCAGCGGCGGTCGAGCAGGACGCATCGACGGCAGCGCCGTCGCAGGCAGAAGCTCCAGCGGTGGCATCCGCCTCGCCGGCGCAACAAAGTCAGGCACCACGTCTGACCGTCCTAGGAGGAAATAGATGAGCGACGAAGTGCAGGAGGAAACCTCCGTGGAGAACGGTGGACGCGAGGTTCTCGTCCGCACGTTCGCCGTGGAGTCCCAGTCCCTGGATGGCCGGACTCTCTCGGTCCGGGTCGTCCCGTTCAACGAGGTCGCGACGGTCGCTGATCCTCCCGACTTCCGCCCGTACAGGGAGCAGTTCGTGCGCGGAGCGTTCAAGGCCCAGGAGAACGCCGCCCACCGGATCCGGCTTCGTGCGATCCACGACGAAGAGGTTCTCGCGACGGGCAAGCGGACCTCCCCGATGGCGAGCGTCGTCGGCAAGGGCGTGAACCTGCGCGAGGAGGAGGGGGGATACGAGGCCGACTTCCGCTTCCTGAACACGCCCGAGGCGGACACCGCGTTGGAACTCACCCGTGAGGGCGGCTACGACGGCGTGTCCGCTGAGTTCATCCCCATCCGCACCGTCCGCACGAAGGACGGGATCATGTCGCGGGTCAAGGCCCACCTCGACTCGGTCGCGCTCGCCCTCGGGCCGGCGTACACGGGCGCGGAGATCCTCGCGCTTCGCGAAGGGCACCAGATCGTGGAGGATGAGGAGATGTTGCCGCCGGCGGTCAATCAGCAGCTGCTCGAGCGGTGCGCCAAGCTCGGCATCGACCTCCCCGAGGGGATGGCGAAGCTGCTCACCCGCGCCTACACGGAGGCACCGTGGGACGGATCCGCGTCCCGGTTCGACACCGCGGAGTCGTACTGCTCTGCCGCGGCCATCGACAGCAACCCGTCCGGCGCACCGAAGCAGAAGAACCTCTGCCACCTTCCGTACAAGGAGCCGTCCGGCGAGATCAACGTCAACGGAGTACGGGCCGCCCTGTCGGAGATCGGCAAGGGAAACCCGCAGGACGCGACCCCGGCAGAGCGCGATGGCGCGAAGACCAAGCTCGAGAAGATCCTCGCGTCCTTCACATCCAGCAGCACCGGTCAGTAAGATCTTGAACTGCCTACCGCAGATGGCGCACCTCGAGCCAACGGGCACCCCGACTCAGCTAGTCGGCACCCCCGATTTCGACACCCGCCGCGGAACACAAACGTCAATCTCGGAGGTGTAGGAAATGTCGGCAACGACCACCCAGGCGGAGATCCGTCTGGAGACGCTCCTCGACGAGCGCCAGGTCATCACGGAGAAGTGGGAGGCGCTCAACGCGCGTATCAACACCCGTGAGGACAAGACGCTGTCGGAGACGGAGCAGGAGCATCAGAAGATGTACCGCGAGCGGGTCGAGATCATCGACGGCGAGACGGAGTCGCTCTCGACGGACATCATCCAGACCCGTGAGTCCATCGAGAAGGCGGCGGACCTTCGTCGCAAGATGGCCGGCTCGGACGGCACCATCGAAGAGGGCGAGAACGGCGAGATCGTGTACCGCGACTTCGCCGCGTACGCTCGCGACGTGATCCTCACTCGCGGGACGCCCGAGTGCGCCAAGATCGCCAATCAGGCGGGTGGCGAGGAAGTCTCTCTGAAGGCTCGCGAGCGGCTTCAGCTGCTCAAGGCGAGGACGCCGGCGAACACGCTCTCGAGCAACGTCGCCGGCCTCAACCCGCCTGAGCACATCGCGCAGATCTTCCAGATCATCGACAAGAGCCGTCCGCTCGTCGCGGCGTCTCCGTCGACCGGTCTGGTGCGCGGCACCATCACCTACCCGTCCGTCGACACGCGCCCCGTCGTGGCCGTGCAGGCGTCGGAGAAGACCGAGGCCGGGAACACGGGCATGGTCGTCAGCATGAAGACCGCCGCCGCAGTGACCTACCTCGGTGGAGGCGACCTGTCGTGGCAGGCGCTCAACTGGTCGACGCCGGACGCGCTCCAGCTCTGGTTCGACCTCGTCGCAGCGGACTACGCGCTGAAGACCGAGACGGCAGCTGCCGACGCGGTCATCGACGACGGCTTCACGAACGTCATCTCGGACGTGTTCACCATGGGCTCCTCGGACTTCACCGCCTTCCTGAAGGCTGTGGGCGAGGGCTACTCCAAGGTGTACGCGCAGTCGCACCGGATCGCGGACACGATCCTGCTCGCCCCGGACGTGTACGGGTACCTGATCGGCCTCACGTCGACCCCGCAGCCGATCTTCATCAGCGTCAACGGCCAGAACATCGGTCCGCTGAACGTGATCGTCTCGAGGGGACTCGACTCGGGCACGGCACTCGTCTGCGACCTGGAGGGATTCCTCGTCGCGGAGACGCCCGGTGCGCCGGTCGAGCTCCGCGTCGTCGAGCCTGCCATCGGTGGCCTCGAGGTCGGTCTGATCGGAGCGTTCAAGTCGGTCGTCGTCGACCCCGGCTCGTTCGCGCTCATCTCGTCCGGCTCGTAAGGACGAGAGGCAAAGAGGGGAATGGGAGGCCCAGTCATCCGGCTGGGCCTCCCGACTGAAAGGAGACAGAGATGTCCTATCCGCAGCCGTCCTCGACAACGTCAGCGAACGTCAAGGGACTCATGACGCCCAAGAAGGTCAAGCCGAAGGCTGCTCCGAAGCCGCACGTCATGCAGAAGGCCAAGTGACATGACGCCGTACAGGGAGCGCCGCGAGAAGGGTCACTACCACCCGGACGGTGAGACGCCGCAGTCGATTCACTCGCACCATCTGACCGGACTCCTGACGGCGACCAAGCCTGCGTCGCCGCAGATCTCTTCGGCGTCCGGCGAGGGGAACATGAAGATCACGAAGAACACGTCCAAGGGGATCTAGATGGCGACCGTCTTCTCCTTCGTCGACTACACGCCGCCGGCGCGGTACGACGACGTGCCTTGGACGCATGCGCTGATCCAGCAGTCGGACGCCTCCGACGGCACGTTCGCGCAGATCGACTCGCTGGCGCTCGACCCGGTCGATGGCGACCCGGAGCATCCTCAGGTCAGGAACCTGACGACGCACCTCGCGAGCGACACGCCGCAGCAGTGGTACCGGATCGTCTGGGCCGATGCGAGCTCGGGCATGTCGTCACCGACGATCCCGATCATGGACCTCGGCTTCGACGTGGTTCCGTTCACCACCGTCGACGAACTCTTCCGCGTCTTGAAGGTGAGGACGCCGTCCGCCGATCAGACCGCCGCCGCGAACCGCGTTCTGCTGGCTGCGGCGCAGGAGATCATCTCCGAGATCGACCTGAGCCTGCCCGAGATCAGCGAGCCGGGATACCAGATCTGCGCGACCGTGAATCTCGATCGAGCCGCCGACCTGTGGCGTCACACCGAGTCCGCGCCGGGGATCCTCGGCATCGTGGACGAGGCCGTCTCCACCATTCCGGGGCGCTACTCCTGGGCGCGGTACGCCGCTCGCCTCTCTCCGCTGAAGGATCAGTGGGGGATCGCCTAGATGGCGCTGGCGACGAACGTCGAGATCCTGCAGGCGATAGCGGGGCAGCTGGAGGATTCGATCCAGGCGAACACCGACTTCGACGTTCACATCGAACCGATGTGGTTTCCCATCGCGGAGATGCCGGCCGTCGACATGTTCCCGACGAACCCGACCGGCCTCGAGGACGGTCTTGCCGGGTTCGGGTCGGAGACTCGCTACGGCGCGGTGCCGATCATGATCCGGGCCCGTGTCGGGATGGCCGACGGCGAGGCCGGCCAGGAGCTTCTCTACGGGATGATGGACGAGATCGGACTGCTGTCCATCGTCGCCGCCCTGGACGCCGACCGGACGCTCGGCGGTGTCTGCGACTCGCTGACGTGGGGCTTCGGATACCCGTGGGCCGGCGTGGCCGCATACCTCGACGCGAACGGCGACGGGACACTGGCCGGCTCCGAGATGAAAATCGTCGTCGTCAAGACGCAAAGCTGATCGTGAACGCAACGGCCACGACATTCGACCGGATCAACCGGAACGCCCAGGTCTACCCGGCGAACGTGCTGCCGAACGGGGGAACGGCGCTCTGCCTCTTCTCGGCCGGCTTCCTCGGCTGGAACGACGTGATCCACATGGTCCGCAATGACATGCGCGTGACGTGCGTGGACGTGGACAAGGACAAGCTCTTCGAGATGGCTTCGATCTACCCCGCCGGCCTGGAACTCTGGGTCGAGGATGCGTGGCATTTCGCGACCGACGCCGCAGCCTCTGGCCGCACCTGGGACGTGGTCAGCGTGGACCCGTACATGGGTGACGCTTCCGATAAGGCATGGGAGACTCGCCACCTCTGGCCCCTCCTGGCCGACAAGATCGTCACGCTCACCGTCGCCGCCGACCGCGAACTGTTCGCCCCTCCTGGCTGGAGCTCGTACATGTTCCCGCGCAACGACGAAGTGTCGTGGATGGTGCTGCACCGTGATTGAGATGGCGACCTCGACGACGATCCGTCTCCTCGGTGACTGCGAGAACGACGGCGTCTTCTGCGTCCCGCTGATGGAGAAGATCCGGGGCACCGTCGACAAGACGAAGTACCGCCAGGGCGCGGCGCTCATGGAGATGCCCGAGAGCCGCGAGGCGTGGGAGGCCGATCATCGGACTGCGCGTAAGAGGGCGTGGCGCTCGGAACGACTCGGGTACAGGTTCGCTCCCGTCGACCTCAGCCAGCACAGCGACGATGTCTTCGACATCAACACGTCGCTCGCGACGCGCCAGGGGCGGCCGATGACCGCGGGATATGTCGAATACCACCAGCAGGGCAAGCTGCCCGACTATCCGTGCGAGCGCCACGCGATCCGAACTTACGGAGTCACGATAAGTCGGCTAAAGCCGAAGCTGGTCGCCTACATGAGCGTCTACCGGATCAACGAGCTCGTCCTGATCTCGATGATCCTCGGACACGGCAACTTCCTGACGGACGACATCATGTACCTCCTCTTCGCCGGGATGGTCGAGCAGCAGTCTCACCTCGGCGGCTGGCTCTACTACAACCGCTGGGACTCGGGCACCGACGGACTCCGCTACTACAAGGAGAAGACCGGGTTCCGCGAGGGCGACATCAGGTGGGAGCGATGAGCGTCACCGTCGTCGCCGTGATCTACGGATTCGATTACTGGCAGTTCGAGATGGACTGGCGACGGTCACTCCACGCGATGGTTCCGCCGGCAGACGACGTGATCCTCCACCACGGACTGCTCAAGGAAGGGGAGCTTTACCCGCAGGCCCGTCTGCTGAACGAGGCCATCGCGAAGGTCGCCACCGACTGGGTCTGGCCGCTGAACGTGGACGACCTGGCGCTGCCGGACGCGCTGGCCGGCCTCGAGGAGCAGGACGCCCAAGTCTGGCTGATGGGAATGCGGAGCGGCAAGCAGGACATCGTCCCCGAGGCCATGAGCAACGCGGACTACCTCGCCAACTTCGGCAACCCGTACCCCAGCATGAGCGCGTTCCGCAAGCAGGCCTGGGAACTCGTCGGCGGCTATCCCACCGTCGGCCATGAGGACTGGGCGCTGTGGCGGCGCATGGCACTGGCTGGACTCAACTTCTCGGCGTCCGGGCGTGTCCATTCGATCTACCGCGACCATCCGCTGCAACGGACCAAGACGGACGTGCGGCCCGAACTGTGGGAGCGCCACAAGGAAGAGATGCTCGGCCTGGAGGAGATCCTTGCTTACACCGTCTGATGTCACCGCCGTGATCGTGACGAAGGGCGATGTCGACCTGACGCCGATATACGAATCGTTGATCTTCCCGAACGTCGTCGTCTACGACAACAGCCTCCGCGAGAACCAGATGACATACGGGCGCGTCGTCGGCGCTCGCGAGGCGGACGACAAGATCATCTACAGCCAGGACGACGACATCATCCACACGCCCGAGAATCAGATGAAGATCCTGGGCGCGTACCAGCAGACGTACCTCGTCGGCTGCATGTGGGAGGACTGGTCCGCCGGCGCGAAGGAGCAGGGCATCGAGAACGGCTACGACGACCTCGTCTTCCCAGGCTCGGGGTCGATCAGCCATGTCGACATGTGGGAAGACGCGATCGACGAGTACCTGAACGAGTGGCCGGACGACGAGTTCTTCCGCCTCTGGTGCGACACGATCATCGGCGTCATCACCCCGAGTATCCAGCTGGACCTCCGCTTCGATGCTCTGCCATGCGCCGAGGACGAGACTCGCATGTGCAACCTGCCGAATGCGGTTGAGCAGAAGACCGAGGCGATCCGCAGGGCGCGGCAGATCCGCGACGGGCTGCCGGCGTGAGGTACGGCGCACCTTTCCAGGCCGACGACCTGGACGAGCTTGACGAGGTGTTCTATGCGAAGGCTGCTCGAGTCGTAGCGATGGAAGACGTGGTCGCTGGAGCTCGCGAGCCGAACGTGATCGGCCTGCGCCACGACTGCGATGCCGCCCACTCGCTTCGGACCGCGGTCAGCATGGCGCACTGGGAAGCCGAACGCGGCTACCGCTCCACCTACTTCCTGCTCCACACGTCCCCGTACTGGAGCTACGTCGGGTTCCCGAGTGCCGTGCAGGAGATCGCAGAGTGCGGACATGAGATCGGCATCCACACTGACGCGCTCGCGGAGTCACTGGTCACGGGAGATGATCCCGACCTGATCCTCGAGCGAGCGATCACGCGCTTGCGCGATCTCGGCTACCCGGTTCGGGGCGTGGCCGGTCACGGAAACGAGATCTGCCTGAGAGTCAGGGAGCCGCATGAGAGTCCGTTCGCGAACGACGAGCAGTTCGCTGAGTGCCGCCGGCCTGCTCACGGCGAAGCTGATCGAATCATCGCCAGGGGAAAGATTTCGCTGAAACTTTCTCCTCGTCCGCTCTCTGACTTCGGCCTCGAGTACGAAGCGCTCTGGTCAGCGCAGCCGTGGTCGTGGCGTTGCAGCGACTCTGGTGGCCGGTGGTTCAACCCTGGATTTGAGGAGACGGCGACTAGGTTCGCTACCCAGACACAGGTGACAGATCTGCCGCGCCGGTCAAAGCATCCACAGCAGCTGCACCTCCTGATCCACCCGGACTGGTGGGCCGAGGCGTTCGTTCCGGTGAAGGCTGTCGCATGAGGACGCTCTGGTTCGTCGTCCCCGTTCATGGCAGGCTGGGCCTCACGAAGATCTGCCTTCGCCACCTTCGGCGGACATGCGATGCTCTGCTCGAGCGCGGCGTGAAGGCGACAGCGGTTGTCATCTCGGACGCCGCCACGCTCGACGTTCTGAACGTGGGCGAGCTCGGCTTCGGCTGGGTCCGGCGCGACAACCAGTTCACAAGCCGCCGCTTCAACGACGGGATCCAACTGGCGACCGACCCGAAGTTCAACCCCGCGCCGGCGGACTTCGTCGTCCCGTTCGGCAGCGACGACTGGGCCGACTACCGACTGTTCGCGGAGCCCCTGCCGAACCGCAACCAGATCTTCGGGTTCCAGCGAATGGCGTTCGTGCGCGAGGACGGGCGTGAGATCTCGACCACGTTCCTCGACTACCAGGGCGGGTCGGGGATCAGGATCATCCCTCGCGAGCTCGTCGCCCCGCTCGACTACCGACCCGCCGACGAGGATCGCGAGCGCGGCTGCGACACAAGCATCCTCACCAACATCCGCCGCGAGCATGGGGACAAGCTCGACATCCGCCACTGGCATATGAACGACTACCAGATCGTGGACTGGAAGACGGGTGGAGAGCAGCTGAACGCCTACAAGAGCGTGACCACGCTGAGGACTTCCGAGGTTGGGGATGATCCCTTCACCGCGCTCACGCCGTACTACGACGCCGAGTCGCTCGAGGAGATGGAGCAGCACTACTTCGGCGTGAAGGCGGCCGCGGCGTGAAGTACAAGCGGTACCTCGTCACCGGGAAGCGCCAGTACCGCTGGCACAAGCCGGGGACCATCTTTGAGGCGAGACTCGACCCGGACGCGGAGCAGCGAGCGATTGAGCGCGGGTCCATCCGCGTGATCGACAGCGTCCAGCCAGAACTGGAGAATGGCAGCTATGCGCTGCCGCCCGAAGATTGGCCGCAGGACGCGGCCGATGAAGGAACAACCAGAGACGCAAGCGTCTCGCGAGCAATGAGTTAGGAGGGAAAGTGACCTTCACCAAGAGCATCGCTCTGCACGACAAGATCATGATCGATGGAGAGGACTGCTCGAACGCGTTCCGCAGCTTTGGTCAGCCGAACACGAAGACCCAGGAGGACGTAAGTGGGTTTTCGGTGTCGGGACGCAACGAGACGCTTCCCGGTGCGATCACGCAGTCGTTTGAGGGCGAGGCGTTCTACACGCCCGAGGTGTATGCGCTCCTCAAGCCGCTGTTCGACAACTCGACGGTGTTCGAGTTGACGTGGCAGCCGGATGGCCTCGTCGATCCGTCCCGCGAGGTGTACTACGGGAACGTGAAGATGTACGAGTTCGGCCCGTCCGTGACCCGCGGGAGCGTCGAGGTGTTCCCGTGTACGTTCATGGCCGCGGACGACAACGGCATCCAGTCCGGCGCTGCCACCTAAGCCGTGCCGGCGCAGCAGAAGAGCTAGGGGCACCCGGCGAATGGGTCGGGTGCCCACCAGAACAAGAGAGGGAGTCCACGCGTGGCCGCTGAAACCAACGACAGCAGGAGAACCTTCACCGCTGGTGGAGAGACGTACGAGTACCCGGACCCGTTCGATCTCGACCTGGACGAGTGGGTAGTCATCTACGACGAGACGGGCCTGATCCTCGAGGACTTCGCCCCGTTCGATGACAAGATCCGCGAGGAGACTCGCCAGCAGCAGCTTCGCAATCCGGCGCTGATCAAGGCGCTCGCGATCTGCGGGATCCTTCGCGCACATCCCCAGACCGACATCCACGCCGCTCGCGAGCTCGCCGGCGACATGAAGATGTTGGACGTGCTGAAGTCGCTGGCAGGAGGGGACGACGATGCCGACGACCCTACGCAGGAGTCTCAGAGCGCAACCGACGAATCATCGCTGAGAACATCGGGCGACATCAGCGAGAGTTCGTCTCCCGATTCACCGAAGACTTCGGACGAACCGGAAGGCGAACTGCCAGCTACTGGGACTGGCGGGTAGGGCACATCTTGCCGTCGATCACCCGCGACAACATCGGCAAGCTCAAGCCGACCGATCTGCTCGGGGCCATCTCGCTGTTCCAGGGGAAGTACGAGAGCGAGGAGTAGGTGCCTACCTCTTTCGGATCCTTGCAGGCTGAAAACCCAGTTCTGGTTGTCAACCTCGACTCGATCAACAGGGATCTCAAGGCGCTCGGTCCTGCCATCTACAGCGCCGCGAAGGCCGGGATGCTGCAGGGCGCTGAACCGATCAGGCGCGATGCAGAGCGTCTTGCCGAGTCCGAGATCAGCGGCATGAAGCGAGCGAAGAAGAAGCCGCCGCCCTGGTCGATCCAGCGAGATGGGGAGACGATCCATGAGGTGTACATCGCACCCCGCGAGCGCGGCGTGAAGTCGAAGACGGATCGCAGTCGTCGCCGTCCCAACTTCGTCGATGTCATGTTCGGCAAGTCGTACGATCCGGCGTTCGCGACGGGCCGTGCCGGCGTTGTCCAGTTCGTCGATAACTGGCTCGGGCGCGTGAGTGACGCGTTCAACAGCAGCACGGGCACGGGGAGGATCTGATGGCCGCTCCGCTGATTCTCAGGATCATCACTGACGCTACCCAGACGCTCAGGATGAACAACGCCGTCATCTCGTCCAACACTCTGGTCGGCAAGTCGGCGCTCGACATGGGTGCCGACATCGCGAAGACGGCCAAGACCGCGGTCACCTCCTCGGTCGCGATGGAGGAATCGCTCGCCAAGCTGGCGGCTGAGTACAGGTCGCTCTCCACCTCGGCGGCGTTGAGCGGCAAGGAACAGGTCAAGGCCGCGCAACTCGCGGAGCTCACGAACGCCAGACTGGCTCGCTCCCAGGGACTCGTCGTCGCAGGCACTGGCGGGATGTCGAGGGGAGCGAAGACGGCAGAGGCGGACATCGGCAAGCTCACCCGCGGCGCACTCGCCGGGTCGGGTGTCATCTCGACCCTTGGTCGCTCGCTCGCGTTCGCGTCGACCGGGTTCATCGTTGTCGCCGGAACCGCCACCCTCCTTCACTCGGCCATCACCGAAGCTCTCGGCTACGCCGCCGCCGAGAAACAGGTCACGGCCCAGCTGAAGACCGGAGGCCTGTCATTCCAGACGTACAAGAGCCAGATCGAAGACGCGCTCACCGCCGAGTCGAAGCTGTCCGGGTTCACGCGCCAGGATCTTCTTCAGTCGTTCGGGTACCTCGTCCGGGTCAGCGGCAAAGTCGGGCAGTCGCTCAACCTCGACTCCGTCGCCGCGGACGTAGCTCGAGGACGGCACATCGCGCTCTCGTCGGCCTCGATCGCTCTCGCGAAGGCTCTAGGCGGATCATCGACCGCGCTCCGTCGCCTCGGGATCATCGTCCCGAAGACGGCGACCGGCATGGATGCGATCCGCTATGTCGCAGCCAAGTTCGCCGGTCAGGCGGAGGCTGGCGCGACCTCCGCGGACCATCTCCACGCGAGTCTCGCCAACGCGGGGGAGGTCATCGGCACCTCGGTTCTTCCGACCTTCAACCGTCTCACCGGCGAGTTCTCGGATTACCTCACCAAGCTGGACCAGACGGGGCGGTTGCAGAGAGATGTGGGTGAGGGGGTCACGATTCTCGGCATCGGCTTCCACGCGCTCGGGTCTGCGATCAAGGTCGTGGACGATGCAACCGGAGGGTTCACCCACACCATCGCGATCCTGATTGCGCTGGAGCTCGGCAGCAAGGTCTACGGCTGGGTGACGGCCCTCCGCGTACTCGCCGGCGAATGGGGACTCGTCGGTGCTGCCGCCACGGCTGCTGGTGAAGCCCAGGTTGCCGCGGTCGCTACGAGTGGCGCTGCCGGTGTTGCTGGCGGAGGAGCGGCTGCTGCGGAAGCTGGCGCGGGAGGAATCGGTGGCCTGTTCGCCGGCGGACTGCTCGGCCAGGTCGCAGGCAGTCGCGTTCGCGGCTTCTTCGCGTCCAGGGCGGCTGCGTCGGAACTCGCAGGAGTTGGCGCGGAGGGTGGGGCAGCGGCTGGAGTCTCAGCAACTGGAGTAGGCGCACTGGCAGTAGCCGCCGTCCTCGCGACGGACGCACTGGGAGGTCTGGCGAAGAAAGTCAACGAGGCTGCTGGTGGCGGAAGCACCGGGAACAGCATCATCAACACCATCTCGGGAGTCCTCAGCGGCGGTCTGGTAGGCGACTACCGCTTCGGAGTCCTCGGTCAAGCACTGCACGGATTCCCCGGCTACAGCAGGCCGAAGCCGCCGCCGCCTCCCGCATATCTGCTCAAGCCTCCGTACATCCCGCAGCAGTTCCAAGTACCCGGAGTGCTTGGTCAGGCGGTGACTGGTCAGACGGGTCCGTTCGGCACCGCCCAGCCGATGCAGCAGTTCTGGAAGACGTTCGGACTCACCCTTAAGCAGCAGATGGCAGAGGCGCAGGCCGCGCTCACCAAGTCGAACAAGGACGACATAGCAGCGGCCAGACAAGAGATCGCCAGGATCAAGCAGTTGCTGGACGAGGGCAGGCTCAAGGGTCCGGCTCTCTTCATGGCGTTGCAGATGGAGGCAACCGATCTCAGCACCATCTGGTCGGCCGAAGCGGCCGCAGCGCAGAAGAGGGCAGCTGCTGCTGCCGCGGCGAAGCAGAAGATCATCACGCAGATCCAGAACGCCATCGACCCGATCAAGCTGGAGGTCGGGCTCTCCAAGGCGCAGGCTCTCGGGCAGTCGACGGTGCCGGCACTCAAGGCTCTCCTCAGCGCTGCCTACAAGGGGCTCGCCAAGGCGATTGCGAACGGAAACCAGCAACTGATCAAGCAGGCGTACGACCAGATCACCTCGCTGAAGCAGCAGATCCAGCAGGCCCAGACGGCGGTGACCAAGACGTTCACGGAGCCGATGAGACTCCAGATCGCGCTCGCTCGAGCGCAGGCGTTCGGCAAGGACGACACGAAGATCCTCGAGGAGATGAAGGCTGCTGCGATCAAGGCGCTCAAGTCCGGCAAGTTCACGGGCCAGAGCCTGATCGACCTCCTCAACGAGATCGCGAGCATCAACAGCCAACTGAACTCGAGCGTGACCAACGCCTACGGCGACTACAAGAAGGCGAGCCTGAAGGCAGAGACGGCCGGCCTCGGGCTGACTCGAGCGCAACGAGATGCTCTGGAGGCACGGCTGTCGCAGCGCGGCCCCGGAGGGACGGTCCCCGAGACTGGTACGGGTGCTGCTGGCTACGTCATCGACCCGAAGACCGGCCGACCTGTGAGGGTGAAGAGCAAGCGTCGCCACCTCAGCGGATCCACTGAGATTCCTGGGGGCGCTGGCGGCAGCGGTCGAATCTATATCGACCAGACGATCAGGCTCAACCTCAACATCGACGGCAAGCACCTCACCACAGTCGTCACCAGGGGCCAGCAGAGCTACAGGAAGAGCAACCCGTCGTCCCGGCGCGGTCCACATGCCGGAACACCGACGGCCTAGACGATGGCGCACCGCTGGGCAGGAGTCGAGGGCCGAGTCCTCATAGCTTTCGATGACGGACCGCTCGAGCCGAACCCGACCTGGACGCGCATCGACGCTCCCGGCGGAGACTTCCCCGACCAGTTCGTCGCCGGCTTCGACACGCAGAACGGCAAGCAGACGTTGCTCGCGCAGACCGACACGGGCACGGGAACCGTCTACATCAACGACCACAAGTACGGGCTGTTCGACCCGCGCAATGCGAGCTCGCCGTTCTACGAGTCTCTGGATGGGAAGCAGATCCTGCTCCAGGTGTTCAACCCCGTCCTCGAGACCTGGGAGCCGCAATTCGCAGGCGTTCTCGATGGGGCGACCTACGCGATGAACAACACCGCGGTCAACGAGAACGGCCAGCCCCTGAACGCGAGCATCCAGTTGAACGCCGTGGACGTGATGGACTACTGCGCCGGGTTCGGACTGACGCCCGGACTGGCCGGCGACCGTCCGCCCAACGGGGGCGAGGACGGAGTCTGGTACGCGGCCACAACGGGCGAGGTGCGCGACCGTCTGATCCAGATCGCGACCGACATCGGACTCGACATCACCCAGTACGTCTTCTTCAGCGGCAACGTCGCGCTCCAGACGGCGAAGTACGACGCCGACGAGGCGGCGCTGATCGCGTTCCGCGACTGTGCAGACGCCGAACTTCCGTTCATCGCGCAGTCGTTCTACGTCGACCGCTTCGGACGCCTGTGCTTCCACGGTCGGTATGGACGCTTCGAGCCAGACGGAGTGAGTGCAGCCGCCGGTCCTGACCGCTGGATCTTCAACCGGTTCGCGCTCGGTGACGGTAAGGCGGTGCGCGACGACGGCAGGATCCAGATGCGCGTCCTCGAGTTCGCTCGAGCTCGCGGCAACATCGTCAACGTCGCCGTCTGCTCTCCGCAGGGCATGAACCAGAATCAGATGCCGAATCAGGTGTTCTCGGACACGACGAGCATCGACGACTTCGGCCACTACGCCGCTCCGTCGATGGAGAACCTCCTGACGGCTGACCCGATCACCGACAACCTGAACGGGCATCCGACCTGGACGCGCAACACGGAGTGCTTGAAGTACGCGGAACTGATCGTCAAGAACATGAAGGATCCGCGTGAGGCGATCACTCGTCTCCAGGTCAAGACGGTCGACCCACTGGATAGTCGCGCCGAAGGAGTGTGGGGCTGTCTCACCGCCGCCGACGTGAACGACATCGTCAACACGAAGATCGGCTACCCCGCTGGCACAGGCTTCACTGGATCGAGTCCCGACGACGACCATTACGTCGAAGGGCGACAGCTGCGGGTGCGGCCACTCGACTCCTCGACCATCAGCAGTCTTCCCGGTTACGACTACGTCGAGCTCGACCTGAGCGTCTCGCCGGCGGTCTGGTCGATGGATACGCACAACGTCTTCCCCGACTGGCCCGGAGGCGGGACGTGAGCGGACAGATCTCGGGCCTGCGCGGTCAGCGGACCTATGGTCAGCACGGACTTCGTCACGCGCCTCGAGGCAGCGACCCGTCGCAGACCGATGTCTGGATCTACGTCGGCGTCGACCCGCGAGTGCCGTTCGTCAACGGCGGCAACGCTGGTGCGACCGTTGCCGTTCCGAACCCTGTGCCGGCTCGTTTTCGGATCAGCGTCGGGCCTCCGAACGAGTGCGAGTACGCCGGCTGGAATTCCTCGACAGACCCTGTGGCGACTGCGATCCTCGCCTACACCGACCACCAGATCGACATCCAGGGCGACGTGACGGGGCTGGTCATCGGGGACACAGTGTTCGTGCTTCCCCTCGAGTTCCAGCACGACTACGACGTGCCCTACCACACCCACGACATCTACGGGGCGTATGTTCCGTGCCGACTACTGAAAACCGGAGAGTTCATCTGGGGAACGGTCTAAGGAGGAAGAGATGGAAGAAGAGATGGAAGAAGAGATGGTTCAGGAAGGCCGGATCCCCCTCTCGGCAGGTGAGGAGACGGCGGTCGATTATCTGATCGGTGACAGCGGAGACAAGTCCGTCTCGTTCACGCGCGAAGGCGATGGTCTGATCGTCTCTGTCGGGGACGACACCTACGACGTGGATGCCGCCGGCACGATCACGAAGCAGGCTGTCTGATGTTCGCGCCTCTCATCGCAGCCGCCGCGTACCTGATCTACTCGCTCTGGGCGAGCCAGTTGTTCCCCAAGGGCGCAGGCCACATCCTGGGGGCCAGCACGGGCGTCGACATGACGGCGAACAACATCAAGTTCCTCTTCTACTCGGGCGCGATCACGACGACCTGGGAGTTCGTCTCCGACCTGACAGGAGGGTCGATCGTCGCACGTTCGGGCAACCTCGCCAGCAAGACGACGACGAACGGCGTCTTCGACGCGGCGGACGTGACGGTGACGGCTGTGTCCGGGTCGGCGTTCACGCACCTGATCCTGTACGCGGACACGGGCACGGACTCGACCTCGCGCCTCATCTGCGTCTTCGACGTAGCCTCATTCACTCCGACGGGCGGGGACATCAGCGTGATCTGGAACGCCTCCGGACTCTTCTCTATCGCCTAGACGATGGCTGACTCTAAGATCAGCGCCCTCACTGCGATCACAGCCCTTGGCGGCACGGAGGAGTTCGCGGTTGCCCTATCGGGTGTGTCGAACAAGATCACGGCGGCGAACGTGCAGAAGTTCATGCCGGGGTTTGAGTACGACTATGTAGAACGGACAACAGCGCTCACTGTTAGCGCTACCACCGCGGCAGGAGCAAACGTCTTCATAGATGGTAATGCTGTCACCTATGACGGCAGTACAAGGATCAAAGTTGAGTGCTTCGCACCATATTTCCAGGGCAACAACTTCATTGCTGTATCTCTCTGGGATGGGAGCACGGACCTTGGGAGCGTCGCGCAATCCAATGTCAATTCTCCGGTGCCATGCTATGGCGTGAGATTCGTTACACCGTCAGCAGCCTCACACACGTTCCACTTCAAAGCGTGGCGAGGAACGACCTCTGGAGAGGTAAATGCCGATGTTGGCGGGGCCGGAACGAGAGTCCCAGGTTTTCTCCGAATCACTAGAGCCTAAACAGAGACGGCTGGGTGGCCGACTATTACGTCCGCGAGGAGGACGGAACTAGCAAGTTCATCCTCGAGGACGCGAGCGGCGATTATCTTCTCGAGACGAGTACGAGCGACGTATTACCGTCGTTCATCTCATCGGTCACGGCTCTATACGCCCCGGAGCTACGTCCAGGGCAGGTTTTCCCGTCCTTCATCTCGTCCGTAACTGCCGTCCAGGCCCCTACATTCGCAGTAACGGGACAGCAGACGACGGTCGTCGTGGCGGGGACCTACCAGTGGCTGTGTCCGCCTGGGATAGTCCAGGTCTACGTCGAGGTAATCGGCGGCGGCGGCGGCGGCGCTGACGGATCAGGAGCGCTCGCAGGCGGCGGTGGCGGCGGCGGCGGTGCCTACGCGCTCAAGACGGCAATCCCGGTCACGCCGGGGGTGCTGTACACGCTTGTCGTCGGTGCGGCAGGCCTTCGCGATCCCGATGTTGGCACCACCGGCGGGGACTCGTACTTCACCGGGGACAGCAGCACCCAGGTTCTCGCCAAGGGAGGCGGTGGCGGACACCGGGCCCCGGCATCAGGTGGACCGGGAGGCGCGGCAGCATCGTCGATCGGTGACACCAAGTTCTCAGGCGGCGATGGCTTCACCCAGGCAGGCAGTGGTACGGGCGGCGGTGGCGGTGCGAGCGGCAACAGGCTCGCCACGGGCGCGAGCGCCACCTCAAGGACTGGCGCGGCAGGAGCGAATGGTGGGGGGTCCGGCGGCGACGGTGGACTCATCTTCGGTGGTGGCTCCAACGGCACCTCACCCGGCGGCGGCGCAGGCGGTGGCGGACAGTCCGCTAGCGCAGGGAATGGTGCCGCTGGCAGCGTCGAGATCACGACGGCGATCGTCAACGAGTTCATCGCCAGCAAGACCGTCGTCTACGCGCCGTCCTTCCCCGTCGTCGTCCCCTTCATCTCCTCGAACACCGTTGTCTACGCACCCGGTGTCGCGGCTGACCTCTACGCGCCGTTCATCTCGAGCAGCAGCACTGTCTACACGCCGGCGCTCGTCTACTCGACCAGCCCCAGCTTCATCTCATCGCTCACGGTGGTCTACACGCCGATTGTCAACCCGGTCGAGTTCGATGTCCCGTTCATCGATTCCAACACGGTCGTCTACCAGCCGACGCTCAAGGTTTCGTTCACGGGTGGCGGCGTCAGCCAGGTCGCGCTCGAGGTACTGACCAGCGACGGGAGTCCGAACGCGAACGTGAGTCAGGTCACACTGGAAATCATCGTCCCCTGGTACAAGGGTCTACATGTGTGGCAACGCTCGTAACAGAAAGGGGTCGGGATGGCTCTCCTCCTGACGGAAGGCTTCGACCACTACGCATCTGAGCAGGCCATCGAGAAGTTCTGGACCGGCCACATCGTCGGCATGGTCCCCGGCCGCGGCTTCGGTGGTCAGGCGATCTCCGTAGTCAACCTGAACCCCGTCTACAAGGACTTCCCAGCGGCCAGCCCGATCATCGTCGGAGTGGCGATCAAGCTGACCGGTGTCGTCGTCCCCCAGAAGTTCATGACGATCGAGATAGGCGGCGGCGGACTCGGCGTGGAGATCGGAACCGACTCGACGCACCACCTGACCCTCACCGACAGCGCTGCCCACCTCGTCGCAACCGGCCCGACGATAATCCCGCTCGGGACATGGTTCTACATTGAGGTCAAGCTGGAGAAGGGAGGTGCCGGCCACGTCACCCTCCACCTCAACGGCGCTGCCGAGATCCCCTCCACGGTCGGCAACTTCGGCACGGCCGACTTCGGCAGGATCGTGTTCTGGAACCACGCGCTCGGTGACGGGCTGACCGACGCCGACGACATCTACGTCATCGACACGACAGGATCCGCACCGCTGAACGACTTCTTGGGCGAGATCCGCATCGAGACGCTGTACCCGGTCGCGGACGCGAGCTACACCGCCTGGACGCCCAAGACGGGCACCGACCACTTCGCCATGGTCGACGAGCACCTGATCGACGGCGACGGCAGCTTCGTCTACGACGCCACGCCCGGTGACAAGGACACCTACAAGCTGGACACGTTCATCGGCTCCATCTACGGGGCGCAGCTGAACATCGGAGCTCGCAAAGGCGACGCGTCGGTCAGGCAGATCGCACCTTTGATCAGGCAGGCCGGCACCGACCATGTGGGGGTGACGCACACGCTCTCGAGCGACTACGTCTTCTACTCCTGGCTGCTCGACAACGACCCGACCGGTTCACCCTGGCTGGCCGCGACGATCAACGCGGACGAGTTCGGCCAGGAGTTGATCGCGTGATGGACTGGGGACTACTCATTCCAAAAGGCTGGCCCGGACTGCTCGCGGTCGCAGGCGTGATCTCTGGCGTGGTCGGTGGAATCCGCCTCTCCGACACCCTCACGATCGGATCGATCCTCGTCGCCTCCGCGGTCGTCATCGCAGGCGGCATCTTCAGCTTCCGCAACAACATGCGGACCTTCTGGCGCAACCTCGCGGAAGAGAGGCAGGAGCAGATCAAGGTTCTCGAGGAACACGCGCATCAGAGGGAAAACCAGATGCTCGAGCTACAGGATCAGTACCACGCCCAGCTTGCTGAGGCAGCAGAGCAGCAGCGGCTGCTTCGGCACGAACTGAAGAACGAGCTCGCGTCCGTCAAGGCGCTCCTCGCCGTTGAGCATTCCAAGACCGACCTCTCCTCGCTGTTGGAACTGCTCGCCAGACAGCACGATGAGGCGATGAAGAGGATGGAGACTGGCATGCAGAACCAGGCACGGATTCTGGGCCTGCTCGGGGAGAGGCGGAAGATGTGACGGCATCCGACGAGCGGACGATGATCACACCCCACAGAGAGGAACCATCATGACGCTGGCCCAACGACAGAAGATTCAACGCATCCAGGCGTACCTCGTCTGGAAGAAAGACCAGATCGGCTACATCGAACGCCGCCCCATGCAGACCGCGCACATCACGACGATGAAGGCGTTGATCGCGGCCACCGAGAAGGGCTTCGCGATGGACTGCTCCGAGTCGGGTGTGCTGATCTGCCACGTCGCCGGCGTCAAGTCACCGACGGGCAGCTGGTCGATCGGCAACACGGAGACGATGCTCGGTCTGCTCAAGCACTACACGGACGCGAAGGCCGCGCTGCCCGGAGCTCTCGTCGTCTTCAACTCCAACCGGCCGCTCTCCGAACAGCACGTCTGCCAGGTCCATCAGGCCGACAAGCTGCATGGCAACCCGGTCCTGTTCACGCACGGAGAGTCCGAGGATCCGAACTTCCGTACGCTCGCCTGGATGCAGCACGGCTTCAGTGGCGCGACCACATTCCTCAGCGTCGCGAAGCTCTAACCAACCGAAGGAGAAGGCATGTCCAGCACCACGCTCGCCACGATCGGCCATCTGATCATGGGCCTCGCGATCATCGTCGCCGCGACCGTCCTGCTCGCCCTGCACGACCTCACCGAGACGACAGCGATGGCGCTCTACGCCGCGGCCATTGGCCTCATTGGCGGTTCGCTGAACACGGCTCTCGCGCTCAAGGTTCCATCCGATACGCCCCCTAGCTAGGGTGGCGCGATGGCACACGAAGACGATCTACTGATCGAGGTTCTCGAGAGGATCTCGGTCCGCCTGTTCCGTATCGAAAGGAGAGTCGGAGAGATCATGATCGACCAGGAGACGTTCGACACCGACCTGGCCGCGCTCGTCACGGCTATCGCCGCCCTCGTCGCGGCAGTCGACGCGCTGATCGCGTCCAAGGCCACAGCCGACCTGACGGCGGAGGATACGTCCGTCCAGGCCGCTGCTGCTTCTGTGGCCGACGAGCTCGGCAAGCTCACGCCGCCGGCCGCGTAGCTTCCATCCTCGGGGGCCGGGTTCTGCGATCCGGCCCCTGGGCTTGCTTCCATCCGCCGGCGGTGGTAGCGTCCCGATCTCTTCTAGTCTCGCCAAGCCATAGGAGGTCACAGGGTGGAACCCGACCTGGCACCAGTTCGCTTTGCCGTCGCCGTAGGACTCTCGAGGAAAGAAATCGAGGCGTACCTGCCGGCCAACTACGAGCTCGTCAGCGATCACGACGCCGACCCGGAGGGGCGCATCAAGAACTGCGTCATCCAGGGTCGCGACTCCGCTGGTTGGACCCTCGACGGATACGTCATCCCGCGGTTCGCCTCGGGCAACATCGGCTGTCGCGAGTTCCAGTCGCGGCACGACGCTGAGGTCGCCGCCTGCGCGGCGATGAACTAATGAAGCGGTCAGAGATCCTCGTAGGCGAGGACTATGCCGTTGTCGCTCGTCGCACGAACGATGCGCGGCCAGTGCGCGGCGTGGTCGTAGCGGTCGGAGTCGAGCGTCCAGGCAGGGGCTACTACGCTCCGTCGAAGAAGGACGGGATCCGAGTCCGTTTCGATGAGCCGATGTGGACTGGTTACTCATCCTTCCATCCGGCGACGGGCAGTGGCTACGGCAAGAAGATCACCGAGACGGTGCTGACTCCCAACTGCATCCTCCTCCCTTGGTCTGAGCAAGTCGTAATCAACGAGGCGTCAGCGGCGCAGCGGATCGTCAACCAGCAGGAGGCGGACGAGCTTGGAGACGAGTACGAGCCGCTGCTCGCCCAGGCAGACGCGGCCCTGATCGCCGTCCTCGGCAAGAACCCGGAGTGGTCGATGCGCGAGCGACAAGGCATGAAGGGGAAGCGAACGGTCGCTGCTTCGATCAAGCTCGGTCCGCGCACCATCATCGCGCTGGTGAATCTCGCGTCGAACTGGAAGGACGCCTGATGTTCGTCACAGCTTCAGGACGCAGGTTCGCTCTCGCCTACTACTCGCTGTTGGAGTGGGCCGAGATCATGAAGGCCGCGTTGCTCCACCTCGGCTGCTCGGAGGAGTACGCCGAGGCCGTGCGCGTCGACTACGCCACCGCGGAGCGTCTGTCATGAAGCGCCCGACCACGGACGAGATCATCGCCGCCGTCGAGGCCGACGACCTGATCGGCTTCTGTCTCGCCTGCGGTGACGAGGTCCGCCCCGTCGAGCCGGACGGTCGCAAGCAGCAGTGCGAAAGCTGCGGCGAGCATCAGGTCTACGGGGCCGACGAGCTACTCCTGATGGTGGTCGCATGAACGGCCAGCAGCCACTCAAGGGCGTGATCCTCGTCCCCATACTTCTCGCGGTCCTGGTCACGCTCCTGACGGGGTCGGGGACGGCCGGCGGGGTGGCGTTCCTGATCGGACTCGCGATCTCGGCGTTCCTTGTGCTGGCGCAGCTTCGCGAAGCCATGCGACGGGGGCCGAGATGAACGAAGAAGAGATTGAGAAGGCGCAGGACATCGCCTGGGCGATCATGACCGCCGACCAGAGGATGGTCGAGCGCGGCTACCCGGTGGCCGACATCGTGGAGTCCGACGATGTGGAATGACGAGATTCGCGATCGTCTACTCGCCAGCCTGGAGCTCGCACACGAAAGGTTCCAGCGCCGCGAAGCCATGGCATGGCTTGTCCTCTGCTACGACGAGGAGCCACCGGACCCCGAGGACGGCAGATACGTCATCGTCGGCGCATACGGTCCGTTCGCCACGCCCGAGGAGGCGCTAGTGGAGTGCGGTAAGCACGACGCCTCGAGCGGGTTCGGATTCAGGAACGAAGTCGTGCCCCTCTACCCGCCAGTCGAATGGAAGGACTAGCAGTGAGCCAAGCAGAAGTCGAGATTGTCCCGCTGACGGACGACCAGGTCGTCGCCATCCGAGAGCTTCGCTTCGTCTGGACGAACCTCGACCAGACGGTGTGCTGGGGATTGACGACCGACCAGTCCGTCGCGGAGCGTTGCCCCGGCGGCGTCACTCCCGTGACGAAGTCGCGCAACCCGACCGTGGTCGAGTACGACTGCATGATGGGTCACCCTCACGCGGTCGCCCTCGTTGCGGAGCTCCAGATGGAACGAGCGTCAGAGTGATCCCCGACGAGGCCGAGTTCACGCCGCCCAGCCGGTCGGCGCAGCTGCGGTCGAACCCGTTCTGGGTCGCCGTGTTCGTCGTCTGGCTCCTGATGCTGATCGCCGGCTTCACGCTCGCCCTGGCGCTCGGCATCTGGACCCTGATCGGAGCGTTCTGATGATCCACGTTTCTCCGCAAAGTATGACGAACGGTGACGCGCTCCTCGAGATTCTCGAAGT